CATGTAGGGCATACCGTATTATCGTTAAAAAACTTATGATCCTTAACTAATGTTGAGATTTTTTGAGAAATCTTACCTTTAATATTTCCATATTCCTTAAGTTTATCCTTATATCCATCAAACTTCAAAAGATTACCTTTGAGTGTTTCAATTTCTGAGTTAAGACCACCATTCCTATTCATATAGGAGTTCTCTTCAGTAAGCAGAAATGAAATCTTTTGTTCCTTTTGATTAATATCTTCTTGACTTTTTGACTCCAATTGTTGGATAAAATCTTTTTGCATCTCAACCTTATCCTTGAGCGATTGTCTCTTTAACTCAAAAGTTCTTGATTCATCTTTCAGACTACGGATCTTCTCCTTGAGAAGAACACTCATAGAGGAGAAGATCTTGATGTCTAAAAGTTCTTCTACGACCTCTCTACGGGATGCCTGAGGGAGTTGCATGAAGGGCACGAAGGAACTACTACCCAAGATGACAATCTGAGTAAATGACTTATAATTCATCTTTAGAACATTCTGTTCCAACCACTTTTGTTGGTCGATTGCAGAATGTTGTTGATCTAAGAGTTCTCCATCTCTATAGATCTTAAAAATATTTGGTTTGATTCCTCTCTCAACTTTCCACTGAGTCCCATTTACATTGAATTCAATATCAACAAAACAGTTCTTTTCATTGGTGGTATTGATGAGCTGAGCTTTGTTGATTTTACGGAATGCTTTACCGTACAGAACAAAGGTCAATGCATCAAGAACAGTAGATTTACCAGCACCATTTGACCCAATGATAAGGGTGGTGTTGTGGTCATTAAGGTTTAATTGTGTAGGTTGATTCCCCGTAGACAGAAAGTTTTTCCAGGAAATATTCTCAAAGATAATCACTAGCGTCGTCGGGAGGAATTACAATATCATTAGGGGTAATAATCGTATACCTGTGATCATGCATCTCACAGGTCTTGATCATTATATCATCTTCTATTTCTAACACATTCATATGAGGATAGTCAAGCTCTTCCAGTTGCAGGGAATATCTAGTAGCATCATCTTCTTCTTGGAAAATATAAAGAACCTGTTCTCCGTCCTCATCTATTACTGAATATGCACCATCTTTTTCGTGGCCTGCAACTGTAATTATAAACATTAGATCACTTCACATGCTTCCTGATATACATCTCTGATTACTCTCTGGATTTTAGATTTATCTAGACTGACTTCAGATTCTTCAATATATCTATTCAAGATGGAAAGAGTATCTTCAGTTTCAACATCGATAATATTATCTTTGTCATACCAACCACTAAACTCAAAGTTCTCAACAATCTTCAGATCAGCAACACCGACACTGTAGAGTTTATCAATAAATTTTTCAAACTGTTTGACATCACTCTTTTGTTTGACAATGACCTTGACAATCATATCCTTATACGGAGTAGCATCAAACATCTGATAATCACTGTCCTCATAGTAAATGTTGTGGAACAGTTGATAAGGATTGTTTACTGGAAAATGTTCATGAGTTTCTGTATCAAGGATGGTGAATCCTCTCCGATCACCGACATCTGTCCAGAACATCTCGTATGGATTTCCCAGGTAGAAGACCCGTCCATCATCCGATCTAGTGTGATAGTGACCGCTAAAGACCTTGGTGAACTTTGAATATAGTTCGCTCTCATGACCATGATCCATGACGATCTGTCGATTAACTCTAAATCCGTTGAGCTCAAGGTGCCCCATCGCGAATGGGCAAGTTGTCTTTTTAATAAGTTTGATAGTTTCTTTCTCATTATCTTCACATATCCATGGAATAAACAAGACACCAAGACCACCGATGTTTACTTCGGTAGCTTTTGAATAGGGAATGACATTATCATACTCTGTAAGTAAAAGTTCCACAGAGTTGATTTCATTACTATTCTTGTAGTATGCGTCATGATTACCAACAATCAAGTGCATCTTAATCCCTGCTTCTTTGAGAGGGTCAAATACCACTCTCTTTGCCCACTGGAGTGATTTGAATTCAATACCTCTACGGCTGTCAAACGCATCTCCCAAGTGGATTACAGTATCGATTCCCTCTTTCTTCAGTGTGGGGAAAAAGATATCACGATAGAATTTTTCAAAATAATCGTGGAAAAGTTTGGAACCTTTTCTAGCACCGTAATGGGTGTCAGTAATGACGGCTACCTTTGTCATTGATAACGAAGTTTGGTGTGAACAGCATCTTTGATAGAATTGTACTCGGAGTAGTTCCCACTGTCAAGCTCGTTCGCATCAAAGACCTCATCAAAGTTGGTCTTCTCTAGAATCTTGTTCTTAATCTCCAGTTGTTTCTTTTCCTGTTGGATGCGTCTCAGGAAAGCATAATAGATGATTTGAGTAAAGTAAGCAAATGGGTTCTTAGATTTCTCAGGATTGAAATTATGAACATATCTTACACAGTTCTCAATGCCATCACAAATCATATCATCTTTGAACATATAGTTCACAAAATTGGGTTTATATGATAAATGATTTGCAATCTTCAAAAAACACTCACCAATATATCTTGGGATTTGTGGTTTTGGTTGATCGTTGAGTTTTGCTCGTTCTACTTCTGCAAAGTAGTTCTCAAGTGCGTTTAAGAACTCTTTGTTATTAACATAATGTTCAGATTTCTTAGGTCTTGCCATAGTTCCATAATTGTGATTGACAGCCATATAACATAGTTTTTACTGATAATATTATATCAGATTCATAAGGAGTTGACAATACCTTGAAATCTTGATAGACTAGGTTTGTCCAGGATGAAAGGGAACCTTAGCTGTTATTAAAGAGTTTTTCTAAAACCTCTTTAGCTTCATGGACAGAAGATAAGTAACCCATCTTTCTATCTAGCTTAGAATAATTATTTTTATTTAATTTACGAACATAATCTTGATAGTATATAATCATTTCAATACTATTTGATTCAGACATTGTCATGACCTCATCCATATTTAAAATAAACATATCATCATCAGTTGTCTTCAACCAGGGTTCCATTGCATATCCCCTCAATTTACCTCTTACTTTTAGTTCCTCTACAATAATTGGGTTGGACAAAATCAACAGTGTTCTATCATCTTCTTCAGAAGCTGCTACTTTAGAGAATATTTCTTCTCCTGATCTTAGTTTTATTGTAGCATAGAAATCGTCTTCTATTCCCATACACTAACTCCCTTTCTAGTCTTTTAAATTAATTGATATAATTTCATAATTGAATTGTTCTTGAACATATATTTTCACTCTTTCAATAAAATGATTCAGAGTGTAATTTTTTCTTGACCCCATAGTTGCATCATCTGCAATATCATAAAGTTTAGCTTTTACTTTATCTTTGCCTTTACGAAGGACTCTACCAATAGACTGTAGATTACGAATTCTAGACTTTGATGGAGAGGCAAATATTACATTGTGAAGGTTCTTAATGTTGATACCTGTGCTAAAAGTTCCAAAGGATGCAACAATGATAGCGTCTTTCTCTTCCTCTGTAATTTTTCTGACTTGCTCACGATCTTCTGCATCCACACCACCATGAATGAAGAAAACCTTTCTATCACTTGATACTTTTTTATTTATTAGATCATAAAGTATCGCTCCATGAGTCTCTACTCTGGTATAGAGAACTAGAGTGTTACCTTTTATATCAACTGACAAATTGGATATGAACTTATTTCGATTCTCATGAGATATCAGATACTTAATCTCATCTTCATATGTATCAAACTTTTGAGGACGATGTTTTAAGACCAGACACTGAATATCAAGTTTGGCTAGGTATCCTTCATCAATTAGTTTTTTAGTCTTTGTCACCTTATATGAAGGACCAAACAGTCCCTCTAAGACCCACTTATGGGTCTGTGTGCCGTCTAAAGTACCTGTGAACCCATATCTATACTTAGCGTGATGGCACTTGTCCATAATCCCTACTAGAGACTTACTTTTGAACAAATGAGCTTCATCACCAATAATAACATCATACTCTTCAAAGAAAGATCTATCCAGTTGATAAACCGACTGCCAGGTGGTAATGGTCACTTCGTTAGTATTGACTCTCTCACGACCTGCATAGATCCTGTGACAGTGATTTTCAGCATCCCATCCATAGTCCTGGAAATCTTTAAACATCTGTTCCACAAGTGATGTGGTGGGAACCACAAGTAGAACTTTTCTTTTTAGTCCAACATGAAATCTTACAACAGAGTAAATCATGAACGACTTACCTGATGCAGTTGGACTGATTAGTAACTTACGATTATATTTGAGAGCATCATGGATTGCATCAATCTGATAATCTCTTGGTTTGATTGGTGTAATAGATTTTATATAATCCTTCACACCTTCTTTGCAAACAAATTCATTAACCTCAAATGGAAGTCCATAAAACTTGTTATCTACAAATTCAAAACTATATCCTGAGTTTTCGCAGAATGCTATAACTTTATCAAGTAGACCAACATATATTCTCTTTGTTCTCATATCGAACAAATGAATTTCTCCGTTCCAATGCCTCCTCCGATACTGAGGCATAAACTTCATATTTGGAACTTCAAAAGTAAATTTATCTCTTAGTTCGTATTCAATATGTGGTTCCGTAGAGACCTTAAGGTAAACTTCGTTCACCTTCTCTATGGTCAAATCAGCCATAACCTATAGGTTTCACCTATAGGTATTTATTAGAGGTTATTGAAAGAATGATCCAAAATCATTCTCTGAAACTGGTCTCTCATGTGCCACATATGTTCTTGTTCTTCATGTGGTCTTGCTGGAGCACCTGGCCAATATTTAATAGTTTGTTGTACACAATGATACATCAATCGAATATCTTCGATTTTCAAATACAATGTGTAATCGTATTCTTCGTAGTTTTGTTCTTCGTCCATTACCCCATTCCTGAACTAAACCTCATGAATTCGATCGCGTTCTTGATTTGATATGTCCTATTAGAAATTTGTTTGAGTATCTCTTCAATATATTTCAACATCGTATCATAGTAATCAATCTTCAATGATGAATTAGAAAGTTTTTCATCAGCATCAAGATACTTTTGCATCGTATCTTTGTCGCGAATCTTCTTAGGAAAAGGACTCTTCACATAAACCTCAGGGTCAGATTTACCAGAAAAGTATTCATACCTTTCGTGCCTGATATTCTTTCTTTGTTGTTCTGATTTCTTTCTTAGAAGAATCAGATTATTGTATAGATCATGATATTTTGCATGAAGCACGGGTATGTTCAATGATTCAGTATGTAAATTATCAGGATCAATTTTGGAATCCTGTTCCCACATTTTCTGAATCTGAGGTAAGTCAATCATTAGCAACAATCGCCAGCACCTGGCTCAATAGTGTAGATAGAATACTTAAATGATACCTGACATGTCAAGGCTTCAGCTTCAGATGTCTGTGCATTAAACTCAAGAGGACTTAAGTAGTAGGGAAACAGATCTTTGAATATAACTCTAAATGCTGGTTTTATCTGATTGTTATAAATTGTCAGAGTAGCATCGGAATAGATATTTAAACCAATACGATCAATGTCAGATTGATCCTGCAAGTCATAAATCTGTTGAATATCCTCAGGGAAACCAAGTCCTCTCATCCACTTATCAATTTCTAAGTAATTTTGAAGTCCCTCATCAACCATGAATGTCAAAGTAAGATCTTCAAATGATAGAATCTCACCAGGTCTTGGAATGTCCTTTAGGAAGGTAGATTGAGCGACAACACCCAGGGTAAATCCTGGTACATTAATGACACTACCAAAGAAACCTACTGTAGGAGATCTTTCAACAGTAAACCCAAAACTATTTGGAATTAGGAAACTTCTATTTTCTGGTTGTGAAGTAGGAATAGCTTTTTTTGTTGGATCTCTATCCTGTCTTTTTCTTGTCGCCATCTATCGGCACTCTTTTTTAGTATTTATCAGTAAGCATAAAAAAGACCCCCGAGATGGGGGTCTGAAAGGACAAGTGGGACATCCAGCCCCACAACATCCACTCATATCACATGAGGTTCTTAACAGCAACTCTTCTGTAGTAACGGTTGGAGTTAACACGGAGTCTTCCGAGGCCTTGAGTAACACCTTCAGCGAATGGGTTAGCGACAATCCCGTAACGGGTTTTGAAGCCAATTTTTGGCTGGAAGGAGTTCTCACCGACGGCACGAACCATCTGGAGAGGAACATAAGGACAATAGAACAGTCCAGCGTCATAAGGGGAAGAACCCTTATAACCAACAACATAGTACTGGTTACCACCAGCTGAGTTACCTGAAGTGAGGTTAGCGGCGTATGGGTCAATGTAGACCTTAAACTTACCGTTAATCGTACCAGCAAAGGTGTTACCGGTGTCATCTACGTTCAGGTTGGAGTTCAGTGCTGGAGTGTAATCCAGGATACCAGCCATCGTAAGTGCGGAAGCAACGTCTGCGGAACACAGAACCATGTTGCCCTTCCCTCTACGAGTTCTTTGGGCGATCGCGTTAGCGTCTCTTTCGATTTGGAACAGAAGACCCTTGAACTTCTCAACGGACCAACGACCATTGGAATCAACGTCCAGGTCGAAGACACCAGCAGTAGCGGTGTTAGAAACAGCGCCTTGTTCAGCAACCTTGTAGATTGTTCTGATGACTTCACGGTTGATCTCAGCCAGAATTTCTGTTGAGAGGATGTTAGCCAATTCGGCTTCAGCGTTCAGACCGTGGATAGCCTTAAGGTCTTGAGCCAGTTCTAAACTGTACTCAGCCTTCAGTGCTCTAGACTTAGCCGTTACAGTAACTTTCTCGATAGAGAAAGCCATCTGGTTGAAGGCATTGTTACCAGTGCCATCAAGATTCTCAGCGTCGTCGGTTCTCATACCACCACCGACATTATATGCGGTAGAGGTAGCTGTTCCAACAGGGTTTAGTACAGCTGGGTTTGGTCCATTTTGTGCAGTAGTACCAATACCAGCGGCTGCGTCTGCGAATCCAGAAGTTACGTCACGGTTCTTATCCTGACCAGAGAATGCTGTATCGACTTCGTCGAAGAAGGTCTCAGCACCATTCTGATCTTGTAGACGGGATCTCATTGCGAAGATGAGTCCAGTAGGACCGTTCATTGGTTGAACACCAGCCAAGTCATAAGCGACCAGGTTAGGCATTGCACGTCTGATCAGGGAGATCAGAACGGGGTCGAAACCAGCAACAGGACCAGCGGCGGTTGCATCAGCTGAGAAACCAGCTGAAGAAGCACCACTGTTGGTGTTCATGGTGGGGGTTTCCATCAGGTTGATACCTGATGAGAATGCTGCTTCCTCTTTGAGGAATTTTTCTTGGTTTTCTAACAGGACTGCGGTTACAGCACGACGGTGAGAATCTTTGATTGAATCAAGACCATCATAGTCGAGAAGTGGTGCCCACTTTTCCTGCAATCTTTCGGATTGAAACATTGCTTTTTTACCTATAAGTTAATTGTTTGAATTAATGTTAAATTCACTTTTTAAAAGCGCCCAGGGAACGCAGATATGCGTCCATAGTTCCTGTAACAGGAGCTTCTGTTGTATCTACACCCTCAGACAATGTCTGTTGTTGGGCTACTTTTGGAGATGGTCCCTTAGTGGAGAAATATGACTCCCTCAAGGTTTCCAACTTTTCACGATATTCGGTTTCACTTTCAAACTCAACACTTTCGGCAAGTGAGGCGAGCTTCTCTTTCTGAGTGGCCGCTAAGCCTTCAGAAATTTGATCAAGAATCGAATCAGCGGTGGACTCAGCCAAACGCTTGTTTAAATCGATGTTCTTGTCAATTTGCTCATTGAGCTTGGTCTCCATTTCATCAAGTTTTTCTACCATGCTTTCTAGCACATCATATTTTTCTTCAGGGATTGTTACATAATGTTCTTCAAAAAGACCCTTCATTCCAGAAAGGAATGATTCAGTCATTTCGGTCTTCAGACCGTGATCGACAGCCAATTCATTCTCGGTCATCCACTCTTCGCAGACATACTCAAGATAGGCATCGACTCTTTCAGTAAGAACGTCTTTCAGACCTTCTTTTTCTTCAGCAAGTCTCTCAGAGTATTGTACTTCAAGAGCTTCCTGAATTTCTTTTGCTTTAGAGTTAAGGGCGGCTTCAAAGATGACCTTAGCCTTTTCTCTAAATTCTTCGGAGAGTTCTTCACCACCGAGGAGAGCGTTAACGTCTTCTTCGACGTTATACTCTTCTTGAGTGGTTTCTTCTTCAGAAACGACTTCCTCTTCGGTAGTCTCAGATTCAGCTACAACCTCTTCTTCAGTGGTTTCAGCTTCTTCTTTAGCCATTTTCTTCATTGAATCTGCGGCTTTAGCACCTCTGTTAACTACATCCTTGACGGTTGCGATCTTGGGCTCTCTGAGCTTTGCCGAATCATCATCAGGTTTGTAGTTTTCGGGGGTTGGACCACCGAGATCTTCTACACTACCGAGCTGTGTGCCTGGATCAGTCAATTTAGGCATTGACTCAGCAGGCTTAGCGTTCGCGTTCACAGCAGTTTTAGATTGCTCCATTTCTTGTAAATCTCCACGAGACATTGTTGAACTACTCCGATTAACCTATTTTAATCTATATTTATTTATAAATTAGTATTTTTAAGCACTCACAGGTTATTCAAGAAATTATTGAATACATCGAGTTTTTTCTCATCAAGTTCACCCTGAGTTACCAGAGTGTTGATTTGTTTGTAGGTTTTTTTAGCTAATGATTCACGAAGGATACCACCTTCCCAAATCCAATCTTTACCTTCCATGATGCCTTCAACAAAAGCATCTGGTGCTGAAGGATCAGCTACGATGTCAGCTGCAGTTGACAACATAAAGTCATCACCAACAACATTTACGCCTTCTCTCGTCTGTTTGAGTGAACCAATTCCTCTACTAGAAACACCCAACTTAACGCCTTCACTAATGAGGGACTCCGCAATCTTACCCATTGGAGTAGAAAGGATCTTAGCCTTACCGATGAAGTTTGTTCCATTCTCTTTGAGTGAAACAATTTTGTGACTGACGCGGTCCAAATTGACAGTCGGGCCATCTGGATGTCCGAGTTCTCCAAGAGCCCTCCCAGAATTTACGTGGTTTTCTGTGTATCTCTGGACTTCTCTTCTCAGAGTTTCCATTGGGTACATACGACCATTTCTGTTCTTAAGGTTTCCTTGGAGGAAAATACCCTCAATGAACATATTCTTCTTACCGTTGCGTTCTTCAACGATAAAATCAACTGTTTCGATTTCTTCTCTGATGAGTTTCATTGATTTAACCTGTGTAACCTACTTTAGCGGCTCTGGATGTGCCAGTTCCATATACAACATCATTTGGTTTTTTCTCAATATATTCAACTGTTCCTGAGGGAATGGTGATAAAACTTGTTGTAGCTGCACCTACCATTGTTGAGACTCCAATAGTAGCTGAGGAACCAGAAACATTAACTACTCTCAATACTGTAGCTTGTGCTAATGAACTAGCAGCCCCAAACGTAGTGGGGACCACAATCTCATTACCAATAATTAATGTCCTAGCCATTGTTAATCCCTAGTGTATGATTTTATTTATATTTACTCAACATCGAGATCGACACTGGTGTCAAACTCTGCCTCACCTTGTGGTTCGTCGAGATCAACATCGTTATCAAAAATAGATGTTGCTACTTGTGGTCTGATATCTTCAATCTTCGATGCTGTTTTTGCAAACAACATATCTTTGATAGCGTCACTGACCTGAGAAGGAGACTCGTCCTTCACTAACAGATCCATTAATTCTTCCATAATACTAATAATGTTTTAGTTATTTAGATATCACCACCCTTGGGAGTTTCGTCAGGTTCTGGTTCTGCAGGAACTGGGGGAGATTGAATTGCATTTGGAGCTCCACCCATTTGACCCATCTCCATATCCTGAACTTCGGCAGGATCAGGAATCTTACCATCCTTGATTTCCTCTTTAATCAGTTGATCCTGTTCCTTGATTTCAGCATCAGTCTGTCTGAGAACATTTCTTCTGACATAATCTTGTGAATAATACTTACCAATGAATGGTTCAACCAGAGTTGCTTGGTTAATTCTACTCTCAAGAAGTTCAGAGTCTTTCAGTTCAGCGAAGTGATTATCATATAGGAAGTCATACTGAATGTGGTCAGACATGTACTCCCAATCTTGAGGAGTGACTACGTTTTTAAGAAGAAGTTGAGTCTTCAACATATCATTAAACATAGAAGAGAATCTTTTTCTCATTCTTCCAACAAACTTGGAAAACTTGATTTCATCTCTTAAGATTTCAGAAGAACGACCTAACGAAAAACCACTGTCTCCTTGAAGTCTAGTTTCAGGAACATTCAATGCACGATAAAGTTTTTTCTGAAAGTAGTTAATATCAGTAATTTCACCAAGGTTCTGACCACCAGGAAGTGTAGAAATTTCAGTTCCTCTACCACCTTCACGTCTAGGAAGCCAGAAGTCTTCCATCATGGACATGTGTTTTTTATCATCACGAATCTCACCTGTATTTGCATCATAGACTAATTTATTTCTGTAACGCATCATAACATCACGAAGATATTGTTCTGCCTTAACTTTAGGAAGATTACCAACGTCAATGTAAAAGATTCTACGTTCTGGTGCTCTTGAAAGTCTATAGATGACTAAAGCATCCTCAATCATCATCAATTGATTGAGAGGTTTAATTGATTTGTGTAACCAAGAAAGTGTTGTTCCCTTATTTCTATCTACTAGACCAGAAGTACAATAGGTGACAGAATCGCGAGTCATTTTGATTCCTTTACTACTACCACCAGTAAAGGAATTTGCAATAGCACCCGATTGTGAATTACCAGGAGTATAGATAAAATACTCTTCTAACTCTGGAAAATTATAATTTTGTGGATTATCTCTACCTCCGCCAGCGACTCTTTCAAGATTACTGAGTGCATCCTTTGGGGATTTCTTTATTTGACGAACATATCGCATCTTAGACGAATCGATATATCTTAGTTCTTGAATACCATTTTCTGGTTTCTTTTGATCAATAACTTTATTATAATAAAGTCTCCCATCAATATACCAATTTCGGAAAATTTCATGAGCCTTCTTGTCAAAATCAAGAAGTTCAAGAATATATTTAAACTCTTCTCTTACAATTTTTTTAATACCATCACTGGCATTGAGATTTTGAAGATCAATAGATATGGGGCTATCATTAGTATCAGAAACAATAGCTTCGTTTACAATATCTTCGATCGCACCGTCACACTCAGGGTAGAGTGCCATTGAACGATATCTACGAATGAGGTCGTTCTCGTTTTTATATACTCCTTCAATATCTACATACGAACCATAAAACCCCGACGAGACATAGTGTTCCGAACCATCGTTGTTAGACGGTGGTACTGGAGACACCAATCCAGCTGGGGTCTTTTCGCCATTTTCAATTGAGAAACCAAATAATCTCGCCATTTCAAGTAAATACTAGGAGTGGACTCCTAGTATTTATATCTTGATTATATCAGTCTTCAAGAGTAGCTGCGGTCTCTGTATCAACTGTCTCATCATATTGACCATCAGCTGAGTCATCCGTCTCACCAACAGTGAAGTACTGAACTTGGAAAGTTACAGAGAATTCTTCAACAGTATCAGCGTTATCATAACTAAGTTCGATAGCTGAGATCTCAGAAGGCCAAATGTCATAGAACTTATAGGTTCTCAGAACTGAAGTTACATTGCCAGCATTCTTTTCTGAGAAAGCTTTCTTACCACGACCAAGTTGCTTAACGAAAGCATTGGTCATGTACGAAGTTGGGTTAGTAACGCCAGTTGCATCATGCAAGTTGGACAACTTATCAGCCCATTTCTCGAAAGCTGTTCTGATAGTGAAATCCTCATCGTTGATGACAGTGATTGTCCATTCAGCGAATGTTCTGTCACCAGCGACTTTCAGAGTTCTACCTCTAAAAGGAACACTAACAGGAGACACAGATGAAGCAGGTAGTTGAGCTGCTTTACACAGAAACTTGAAAGTGTTCTGATAATCTGCTACCCAAGTTTTACTGTCAACAGCACCTGGGAATGAGGGAATAGATACCTCAAACAGATTGGGGCGGGCACCCCCGCCCGCCAGGGTTGATTTGAATTGAGATAATGTCTTAGTAGCCATTTTTTGTTTTCTCCTTTTTTATTTTGAAATTAATAGATCAAACAGTACCAACAACTTCACTGAAGTCAACACCAGATCTGGTGGCAACAAAAGTGAGTGTGACATAGTTAATTGATTTTGTAGGTTTCAGGAAAATGTCTGCTCTAAATTCATTGTTATCAATAATATCGGGAGTGTTATTTGTGTCATCACACTTCACAACGAAGTCAAAAATTCCTCTCTTAGCCTGAACATCACGGAGAAAAGGTTCAATAGCGTTAACGAAGTTGGCTCTTGTTGTTGAGTCGTTAAGCTCAAACAGTTGAGCGTCAGCGGCTGATTCAATAGCTTGTTCAACTGTAAGAAATAGTCTTCTTACGTTGATTCTATCAAACGCGGAAGAGTATCCAAGAGCCGTTTTGTCACCAAATAGAATGATACCCAATCCTTTCTTGTTGATGATAGGATTGATTCTTGATCCATAGAGTTGATCTCTATGTGATTTGCTTGGGTTGTAAGCCAGTTTGATAGCGTCGTTGATTGTACCTCTTTGAGCTCCAGCTGGAGAGAACCAAGGGAAAGATTCAATTTCAGTTCTGACCATTGTTCCAGCAATGTCTCCATTACAAGGAACATAAACAAAAGAGTTATTGAAACGATCATAAACATACTTCCAACCAGTATCAAATACTGCGTAAGAAGAAGAACTCAGAGGAGAATAATAATTCAAGATATTACTGAGTTTAACTTCATCAGTTGAACTATTAATAACATCACTTCTATGTGGAGAGATAACAGCCATACAATCCTTTCTAGCTTCAGCTATTGCAATCAATTGATTAGCCTTAGCTTGTGAGAGGAGTTTGTCACCTAAACCAGGACCCATCAGAAGGAAGTTAACCTCAACATCTGCGTCATTAGCAAAGATTTGATATGAAGTTTGAAGACCTCCCAAAGTAGCTGCATGTCCACCAGATGTTGAATAGTCAACACCACCAGAAAGTGCATAGGACTTATTACCAATGGCTGAGAAGACAACACCTTGTGCGTCTTGACCCCATTGACCTGCACCAACGGTATTAGGTACGGTATTGGAACTAAATCCACCTGGAGCTGGTGATGTTCCCCAGAATGCGTCAGCTGCATTTGATGGACTATATCCAGCAAAGATATAATTAGAACCATTGGTGAGATAGTCCTTATAATATGTCTTAGTGGGTGCTTCACCATCAGCGGTGGCATCCTTAGCCTTAGAAAGGAAGGTATGTTTCTCAAGGATATTACCTTGAATACCAGTTACGGAACCGCTATCATCAACAACTACAATGTGAAGTGAGTCATTTCCACCACTTCTTGAATCTGAGAAATTAGAATCAACTGGTTTGCCAGCAATTGTATTCCAAAAAATTGGAGTGTTTAGTCCAAGGGTTTGTTGATCATACCAATCAACCGCGGTCGATGGTGAAATAGAGTATCCAGTTGATACACCAGCTGAATTCTTGAAATTCAATGTGCCACTAGCGGCAAATGATGAGAGTGTATTACCCTTACTATAATCAATATTAGTTACTGTTCCAGTTGAAGAAACTCTCTTGAGAATTTTAACATCAATAGATTGTGAGGTTCCAACAGCGGTAGTAATACCTGTAACAATACCTTCAACATATCCAGTAAAATCACTAGTTGTGCCAGCTCCAGCAATAGTTCCAGTAACCGCAGCTGTGACAGCTGTACCAACAATAACTTTGAGATTGTCTGTAGGACCGACTCCTGTTGTGGTAAGACCCAGTGTCTGATCAGCTTGATTGTCAATGAAACAGACTTTTAGTCCATTACCCCATTGACCAGGGTTCTTAGCCGCCCAGGTAAAATCAGATGAGGTACTGAAATTCTCTTCGTAGTCATCCGTATTTTTGATCTTAAGATCAGAGTCTGTTCCCAGTCCAACACCAGCATTGGCATTGACTAACGTAGTTCCATCTGTTCTTATTACTTTCAGGACTCCACCATATGAAAGATATGAAGAAGCTGTCATCCAATACTCATACTGTCTATCAGTTGACAGTGGTGATCCGAATGATTCTAGAAGTTGGGCCTGATTAACAACCTCAATTGGTTCGTCTACAGGACCGAGTTGGAAGGGACCAGCGATAGCACCAATATTGTTTACAACATTGTCAACTCTTCCCACTGTTAAGTCAATCTCTCTGACAAGAATGCCTGGAGATAATTGAGGAGTAGCCATTTTTTCTCCTTTGAATTACTCATGTTTAACTAAAAAATATTTAGGTTTATGAGTATTTTCAGAGGGTAAAACAGGACGAAAACTACCAATCTGGGTATTTCCAATCACTCATGGGATTCTTCTTCTTTCGATCTTCTATAACTTTTTTCACTGTACAGTTTTTACAGATATATGAGTAAGATGAAGCTACAGCTCCTTTATCTTTCCTTGTTCTATAAAAATCATCAACTAAATTTTTTACTTCGCCACAGAATCTACACCTTCTATCGGAGAGGAGTAAATGACCTAGTTTGAATTGTCCATCTAAATCCATGGTTTAGTATTTCCACATGTATTCCATTCCTCCCCCCTGGTCTCCGTATTCATCGGTAAACCACCTGTCTCCGTCTGCATCCACAAAACTAGTATCATCAAGTCCATCATTAATGAAACCGAAGGGTGCCATATCCTGCTCGATTTGATTCTTTTGTTCCTCGTATAATCGTTTTCTAACATCTTGATCTGTAAGTTCTTTGAAGTAATCTTGAGCTACCAACCAGGCATAAATGACAAGACACATGGCCAGGTCATCATTACATCCTTCTTCTGCCTCAAATGAATTGTGTTTTGAAATGAAGGTAGTGAGTTCTGAAATAATCTCATAGTCATTGAAGATGAGTTTGTCCTCTTCAATCATTGTCTTGAGATTGAGTGACCCAATCTTTTTGACAGTCTTAGACATCTTAACACCCAATTGTGTCTTCTGACCAGAGAAACCTTGTCCTACAATCTGACCAGCACGACCTCTCATAGAACACATTAACAGGTTCTGATATTCAAGGTCATATTGTAGGATACTTGCTACCTGATCACCAACATCATTTACTTCGCATAGAATGAAAGCTTCATTATAACTTTTAGCTATATCATAGATCACACTTGGGAACAACATCGGTTTTATAGTATTGTCCCTATACTTCGCTACAACCTTATGGGGGAAAGTTGTTATGTCAACAACAACAAAAGCAGAGTAATCGTTACCAACACCCCGTGCAACGTCAACAGACATGGCGTAATCGTGTTCTTTTTGTGGTACTTCATGAATATCTAATCCTGCATTTGATTTGATTGGTTTGTCAAATACTAAAGATTTCAACTTACTAGGTGCAACTAGTGTATCAACAGAACCAAGGAATTCACACTCAAACTCAATCTTAAATTGTTGTTCTGATGTGTTGGCAATAGTCTGTTCTTTCCAAACAGCATCTCTACCAGGGACTTCTGACCAGTGAACATCAGTTGGTACATATTCATTTCTCTTTTTTTCCGCATCTGTCCACATACGGTAGAAATGATTCATACCATGTGGGGTAGAGACTATGATGACTTTTGTGCTTTTACCAGAAGTAATAGTAGGATAAACAGATGCAAAGAACGCGTCTGCAATATGGTTTGGAACGAAAGCGAATTCGTCAAGGAATAGGATGTTAAACGACATACCTCGGACAGCACTCGCAGATGTAGAAGCTGCCAATATCTTACTGCCATTTTCTAACTCTATGTTTCCTTTGTTCCATACCAGGATACCCTGTTGCATCCATTTAGGTAAGTTCTCGTATGCAGTTGCTAACCTTGCTAAGAGTTCTCTTGCAGTTGTAGCTTTGTTGGCCAAAATACCGATGTTTACACTATCGTTGAAGATGGCATAGTGAAGAAGGTAAGACACACATGTCGTGGACTTACCTGTCTGTCGTGGCATTTTACAGATATTAAATCTGTGGTTGTGGAAATTGTTGATTAACTTCTCTTGAAAATCATAAGTCTTGAATGGTTGAAGACCATGGTCCAGGGTCACAATCTGGACATAGTTCTGTGCAAAATACACAGGGTCATCCTTACATTTGATATACTCCTCAATCTGTTCTTGTGTGAACTCAATAGGGGTATTAGCCTTCTTTAGAAGGGGATTACCCAAATAAACATCATTACTCATAAATTACCTCAACAATTCCAAGCTCTCAGTGATTTATTGATTCTTGAATCTGGATCGTTTGCTGTCTTAGCAGAAGTCAGTTTCTTTTTCATACCTTTCATCCTTGCACAGAATGAAGCTCTTCTCTTATTTCCAGGTTTCTTGGAAGGAGCTTTCAGGTCAGAACCTGGATTATCTCTTTCATAAGACTTACGACCCTTCTCATTCAAACCACCTGAAGAGTTCTTACCAGACTTTTTTGTCCAGGCTGCACCCTCCCCAATTTCAAATCCTTCTTTCTTCATCTTTTCACGTTTTGCCTTAGCCTTAGCAAGAAGTCTATCTCTAGCTGAATCTCTTTCTTTCTTAGGGATGTCAATATTTGTCAGAGCATCAACCTTCTGATCTACATCACCAGGGGCATAACCTTCACCCATTGGTTTGACATAGTTCTTATCAGGACCAGGTTTGGCTGTATCACCACCCTGTCGTCCAATCATTATTAACGATTCGCCAGGTTGTCTTGGAGCCAGGTCAAATCTTTGAACCATACATCCAGGATAGACTTTTTCTAGAGCCGCAGAAACTTCCTGTCTCGTTGGTTTTCTAACCTCTGGGAAAAACATCTTCATCATCATAAACTTGGCTCTCCAAGTAAAACTAACGAGATAAACGTTACCGTTCTCATTAACTCTTACTGCCTCATCAATGGACTCCTCTTCGACCGAAGATGAGTTGGTCAATCTCTCAAGGACTCTAGTTTTCTCATCAACTACTTCAACTTCTTCTTTCTTGACACAGTTTGGATATCTTTTACCAAACATAGTCTTCATACCTTTCTTCTCATATCCCTTCCAACATGCCTCGTCAATAATCTCAACCTCATATCCGGCGTATTTCAGAGCTGCAATTTGAGTTTCTGTCAGTTCTGGGAGGTCATAGAAACCTTCCATTTCCTCTTTCTTGGTTGAGTTACCCCAGTTGGCTGCACCCTTCTTACGACACTTCACCAATGCACCGGAGGCATAAGCTGAAGGCCATACAGAATAACGAGACTTTACCTTATGGTAACAGGCATCTTTAGACCCACTACCTTTACCTTTTTTATCTGAAGCTTCGTTAAAGGTTTCTTCTTTCATTTTCTTCTTAGGTTTATCAGTAGAAACATAGGTTGGTTTGGCTGCTCCAGACTTTTGTTGTTGTCCGGGATCTTGTCTTGATTTTCTTGTGTCAGCAGAACGAAGTTCTTTCTTCGACATACTGGCTTTCTTGGCCGAGGAGTAACACTTAGGTGTTCCCTTTTCACCGGGTTCATTAGCACAAGGGGAACCATCAGATTGGACCCAACCTGGTTTACCATCTTTTGATTTAGATTTACCAAACCAATCCCTAAGTCCCTCTTCGTTAATCATCGCAAATAAAGAGTTTCTTTTATTTATTCACATCAAGTGTTGATGGATGTTCTGATCGACTTAAATGTTGTGGAGTTGGTTGATGACGGTGTAACTAAGAGTCTCACATTTCCACTAGAGATGTCACTATCAAAAGATGCCAGAGAATCTCCACTCTTTATAATTGCATATTCAGTATTGAAAGTTGAGGATCCATTGTGTACAATAATAAACTCTACAGTATGGTAACTACTCCCACTGGTCACTTGAAGTTGATATTTTACTGAACGGAATTGATGTATATCAAATACATCCATGACAACTTGAGAAGATGAAGTTGTAGTTAGACTCGATACGGTAATGTTTTGAAAATTCTTTTGACTAATTAAATGTGGCATTAGGATGCAGTCTCCAAAACACTAAGAATTAGTTTTAAACTGCTATTGGCACTCGCTACAATTTTTATCGAATCACTAGTCTCAAGAACTAACTTTCCGTCTAGGGGAATATATGCATCATTTGGGGGAACTGTTACGTCTTTTACAATCTCAGTTGTGGTAGAACTTCTAACGTGAGACATTGTAAAAGTAGCAGCACTAGTCGTCACATTTGTAATGTGAGCATACAACACGATTGCAGTATAACCTGTTGGTGCAGTGTATGGTGTAGAATCACTATCAGTGATATCTAGAGTAACTGTTTGAAATCTATTAAGTGCTAATTGTGCCATTTAACTAAGTGCTAGGATGAAAGGTGTTACCTCAGAGAACAGACTCTTTGAGAATGCTCTACCACTAATTGTACCAGTGTTTTGATTAATTTGTAAGTCATCACCAATCCTGAAGTTTCCTGCTTGATCAGTGCTGGTGTAGATTACTCTACCACCATTCTCAGTCAAAACTTCATTTGCTTGAATTGTAACACCGCCTCTTTTTGGAGTAGCTGTAGTGATATCATTTCCAGATCCAATATATTCAAAAGTGTGGGAACTTGCAATAATCTTACTTTGTTGAAAGAAAAATACTGTAGATCCAACACCCACTGTATTGATTAGGTTTTCATCAAGTGTTAATGTAGTAATTCCAGATACGATAGGTGTGGCACTATTTATTGTATAGTAAGTATCCGTCATATTGGCAGTTGCTGCAGCATTACTTCCACCACCACCAGAAATAGTAACTGAAGGTGTTGATTCATATTGACTTCCACTACTGATGATTGAAATTGAAACGACAGCACCACCTTCAAGAGTAGCGAATGCAGTTGATGTTTCACCACTCGGACCAGTAGGAGCTGCGATAGTTATAGTTGGAGTAGAAGTATAACCACTTCCACCATTAGTGACTGTGATTGTTTCTACAGACTTATAGAGTTGATCAAAATAAACAATCTGTCCATCATAGGGACGTGTCTGTCCAGTTCCAACATTGATAGTTACATTATCTTGTGACGCGGCCGCAGAAGTTGTGACAGTGCCAATAAATTGTTCAGAACCTTTACCATTAGCAACTAAACCGAAGGTTCCAAAACTACAATTACTATTAGCAACATCAGCTTGACCACCTTTGTGGACAGTTATTGCTTTATCACAACAAATAGTAAATACTGACACTAACTGAGCATATCCTTCATTTGTTACAGCAACACCGACACCACCTTGATTGTATTGAGTGAAGGCGTCAACATTCATTGACTTAGTCTTGACTGCTTTATCTCCATCAACTCTAATACCAGTTCCAGTAGTGGTATCACTAGTACAGTTCTGAATATACGGACCTTTCCATTTACCACCACCAACATTGGTAGCACCAGATGTTGGAAACGCGACCGCAGCTGCAGGAGCAGTATGACCAGAGAAAGTCATGTTTGCCAGTTTACATCCTTTATTAACATGGAACAAATCTTGTGTGGCGTTACTTGGCAATACCTTACAACTTCTCAGATCATCACCAACAACCGCTACAAATGCAGGAACAACGATTGGATTACTCTCAACATAGTTACCCGAAAGTACTTTAATAACAGATCCAGATTGAGCAATACCAACAGCACTTGCGATGGTTAGTTTAGCATTATCAATCGATGTTCCATTATTAGTATCATTACCATCTTTAGCGACATAAAAGACATTTGGTGCTGAGTTAATTCCAGTAGCACCAGCATTGATGGTTACATTGTCACCAATAAAAATATCAGAATTTGTAATAGTAACAATACCTGATGTTATGGTATTATTATCACCATCTATGGTAACAGATGCAGTACCAATGGTAAGGATTCCAGTAATTCTCGCATCACCTCTCACCAAAAGGGCAGTTGTCGCTGTTCCTGTATTAACTTCGAGACCACTTCTGAATGTTGAAATACCGAGAGAATCTACATGTTTTACATCATTATATGTAATTGTTCCAGCAACATTCACATTTGTGAAGTTACCAGTTGTCATCGTTATGGCGATACCACTGATGAAACTAGTTTGTGCTATTCCTGCACCACCACTTAATGCAGTACTAGCAATACCAACCCATTTGGAGTTAGCCTGGTCGTAAATCAGTAATTTGTTATTTCCTTCAGTCTGGTCAAAAGAAACATCATCAAGATCCTTAATAAATCCCGCTCCACCACCACCCATAGTAGAGAGTTGAGTGGTTATTCTGGATAGGAATAATCTGTAATGACTAGACAGATCTTCTAGTGTTGCAAAATTTTGATTAATAGGTGTCAACGGGTCTATCTGACCACCAGCTCTTTCCTTTTCTTCTGGTGGTTCATTGAGGAGATAGTTCTCCTTCAGTTCAGTCTGTTCAGTCTTGATTAAGGAAGCGAGTTCAGTTAACTCTTTCAGTTCTTTTCTGAGAGATAAGATGTCACTATCAATCCTTGAAACATCTTCATCGTAATATTTTATCTCAGGTAGAGTATCGACAGTCTCCTTTAATTCAGTAAAGAACTTAAGAATAGACTCATCTGCCTTAACACTCTGTTCATTAATACTTTTGATCTCTTCCTGAAGAGACTGCTTGAGTTTATTCTGTTCACTAAGAATGGACTTCTTTAACTTTTTATCGTCATCCTTGGATATATGGTGTTGTTCCCAAATTCTACGAGAAACATCCTTAACTTCTTTTATTAGTTTATCTCTCGTCTCTCCAAGACTTGTGACAGTCTGTTCAAAATTCTCAGTAAGATTCTTTACATCTACCCTAAGTTCAAATTCTTTCTTCTCAAAATTGTCATTGAGTTCATTGACCTGATAATCAATCTTCTCTCTGATAACATCGAGATGCCCTTGAACCTTATTGAAGTCATCATCAATAAGACTAAAGGTTTTACCAATCCAAGAGAAATCTGGAACCTCCTGGACCTCCTGAATCCAATCGGGGAAGGTAGGAATTGATTCACTTACCTGTTCAATTCTTGATTTGAGTGACTCAAGATCCTCTTCATAGTATTTTATCTCTGGAAGAGACTTGAGTTCTTCCTTAATATCGGTAATTTTGTCATAAATTAAATTAATATCATGGTCATAGTACTTGACCGTAGGAATTTTGGACTCAATTTCAGATAATTTACCTTCAAATTCTTCATTTTGAACACTCAAGACATCAATTTTGTCTGTCTTTGCGTAATTTCCTTGAATTTGTTCAATTTGAGCACAAATATCCTCTAATTGCTCATCATAATACTTAATTTCTGGTATTTTTGGAATATCTTTTCTTACATCATTGACCAAACGGACCAATTCCGACCATTCTGGAACCTGAACAACGTCAGTTACTTCTAAAAATGACTCTCCATCAGAATTTTCGATGGTCTGGGTCTCTTCTTCTACATTTTCTCCAAGAAAATCTTCAACTGAAGGTAGATTTTCTTCTTTAAAATCCCCCAATGACGGCAAATCATCAGAATTTCCGATGAAATCCTTATATGAGGGTAAATTATTATTATCTCTCGACATGTCAGTTGTATTAGTAAGAATACTTTGGGATTTCTCTCCCATTCTTACTATTTATCATTATTGCCTTTCTTTAATAATTTCTGAAGCTCAGCTGTTGAACCAACAAAAAGTGCATTGTTGACAGTGGTTGGACCTTTGGTATCTTTCTCTTCTTCTACATCCTTGAGTTTCTGTTGCAATGTTAGAAGTTTATCAGTCGCATCAGCAACATTTTTGATTAACTGACCAGCGACTTCGTAAGCTCTTGGCATCTCACTTTCTTGAGCTAGTTCAAGGATACCATCGATGGCTTCCTGTCCTTTCTCAATGATTGAATAGAGATTACCCCTGGTATATTCATAATCTCTTCTGATGTCCTCTTGACCCGACTTTATCTTATTAATCTTAGTGTTTGTATCAACCTTTTGTACCTCTACCTCAACCGATTCGACGTTAAATGTTTCGTCGAGATTTTCATACTTATCAGACATAAATTAACCTCAGAAAACATTACCGTCAAAACCAAAGTCATCACCAATCTCAATAAGATTAGCATCATTGGCTGTGATTGTAGCGACTCCAGAACCAAGAACATGTTCTACAGCTGTCGAGGTATCTTGACCTCTCTTGACTGTCAAATTATTACCAGAAACTTTTTCAATATACATTTCCTCTTTTCCGATTTGAATATATGTTGCTGCTGAAAGTTGAGATGCATCTGTTACACTGATAATTTTTTCTGTCTCGTCAACATCCTCGGCAATGGTGGTAACATAACTGTCATCATAATCCTGGACAGCTCTTGGTACAACTCTGTATGTGAGATCTCTTTCTGGATTTCTGAGACCTGGACCAGAGGAACCAGCAACATAACCAACAGTAACCTTTCTGATAATATCGCCTGAGACATCGGACAGAGGACCAAAGAGGAATGTCTTAGCTGTAAATGTCAAAGTATATACGAGAGCCCTTCTTGTCTCAAAGTTACCCTCATAATCATCTTCCATAGAGATTCCCTCAAGTTGAATAGGGATATCTCTTTTTTCCTTGAAGTCACCAAGGAAATTTATTGGTAAATTATAAGATGGTTGGAAGTAGGGTAATATTTGTTCTACAATCTGTAACATGTCATCATTCAGTTTTGTCATAACTGACAACTGAATAGTCATGTTGTATGGGACAGGAACATATCCTTTTTTAATCTCACTTCCAGTGGAATTCTTGACTACAAACTGTTGTGTCTGAGTTGACTTTCTTGTGGGGTCATACTGGAGGTCAGTGAACTCAAATGACATTCTCGGAAGAGACATCTGAGTTGATTTATTTAAGTTTGCTTGCTGTTCAATCCTTGCAAGAAACTTCTGAGTAGGACCATATGCCAATGGAACCTTGAGAGTGCTGATTTGATTATCAGACTCATTTTTATGTTGAATTTCAATTCCATTAAACATGGATCCAAATCCGATGATTACGGATCTGAAGATTTCATTATAGAAATACTCAAACATCAGTCTAGTCTTTATTTGTTACTATTTAGATTAAGGCATCCCGAATGGATTGGTGGAACTAAAATCAACAATCTTATCTGCCTCAAATTCAATGTTATCGTTATCAGCAAAAGTATCAACTATATCATCTTCATTGACAACTCTTACAACATATGAGGCTCCAGATTCATCACCAACAATTCTTTCACCGAGTGTGAAGTCACCTGTGATATTGGAAAGCTCTAGAGTATTTGTTTCTGAATTCCAAATCTTGACTCTACCCGTAACACCAGATGTAGAACCTGTTATTGTTTCATTGAAGATGAATGTTCCAGAACCACTATTTGAATTATCACCACCACCAATTGTTACTTCTGGTGTCAGAACATATCCAGAACCACCACCTCTTTGATTACCTGACAGTGTTGCACTAGAGACTGTTCCTGCCATCGATACTATAGTAGTTGCAGTTGCTGTATGGACACCAACAATTTCTTGATTATAATTCTTCTCACTAGTATCATTACTGATCGTCACTGTTGGCGGGCTCAAATATCCACCACCACCATAAGTGATAGAGATACCAGTGACAATACCACAGTTCTGAATACCAACCTCAATTGTCGTCGTTGCAATTCCGGTGTTGGTTGTGGTTTCACTGATAAACAGAGTAGAAGCACCAATACCAATTATATGAGTAGGATCTGGGAAGATTTGAACCTCTGGAAGGTGAGAACTATATCCAGTTCCAAGTCTGACTCTGTCACCTACAATCATGTTGGTAGTATTGATTCCAGTGATGACTGTTGATCCAATACCAATCGATCCCGTTGTATTGATTGAGTTAAATCTTATCGTTGCGATACCAGTTGCTGTGAACTGTGTAGTAACACCAGTTGGGGCCTCAATAGTAACAGTAGGAGTAGATTGATAACCAAATCCACTATTACCAATAGAGAGTGTTGTTACTGTACCAGCAACAGATACTGTAGCCGTTGCTGTGGATTGAACTGGTGAGGGGTTTCCAGAGAAACTGATAGTAGGTGCAACAGTATAACCAGCACCAATGGTAGCTGAAGTTCCGACAGCCCAAGGATCTGATGGGTTGAATGAGATTGCAGTGACAACACCTGTGATTGGGTGAATCGTAACGATACCAACAGCCTGTACTGTTGGTGGAACCATCGAACCAGAAGTGGTGATTGCCACTGTTGGTGCTGTTGTGTATGCTCTACCTGTTGTTGTGAAGGCAACTGAACTCGAATTAATCGAAGAACCAGCGATACCTATTGTAGCTGAAGCTATTGATGTTCCAGGGTGTGATATTGTTACCGTTGGAGTTGAGGTATAGAACTTACCCTCTGTAGTGATTGCAAGACTTTTTACCGTTCCTCCATACAAACTGAAGTCGTCAATAGTAGCTGCACCAAGAGCTCCATTTCCAGTTCCAGTTGGAGCAGAGAATGTGACAGTTGGAGATGTCTTATAGAAGACACCACCAGTTGTTCCATGTGGGAATAGATAAGCCGAAGACCCAATACTGATTGGTGCAGAGATAATACTCACACCAGCTCCAACTCCTGATGGAACCGCCAGAATAGATGTCGCAGCTGCTCCGACATGTTTTGGTGTAGAGATACCAACAGATGGACTACTGATATATCCACTACCACCATTAGTGATAGTGACAAGTTTAACGGAACCAGTTGTACTGATACCTGCTGTGGCAATAGCCCCAGATCCAGTATATCCTTTTGGAGTTTCAAATGTAATCTTAGGTGCTACAGTATATCCACAACCACTATTGGTTATCAAGATATCCATAACCTTACCAACTTTATCACCATCACAACCAACATATTCAGTAGTAATTGTCGCAATACCAGTGACAGTCTCACCTCCAGATGGAGCTGAACTGAAAGCTACAATAGGTGCAATATTGTAGTTATTACCCATATTGGTGATGGATATTTGATTTACCGACCCACCAGAACAAAGGGTAGCTGTAGCTAAAGCAGTATCCGCAACACCAACAAGAACTAAAGTCTTAGTGAAACCAGTACTAATTTCTATGACTTCATCATCAACATCTTCAATACCAGTGTCTATGACCTCATCCTCATATCTGAAGAGTTCACATCTCAGTTGATAAACATAGTTCTTCTCTAATTGATAGAAGGGTTGTTCGTGTTCGACATACTTAATCTCAAAAAGTTTATCACCAAGTGGGAACCAAATAAGGTCACCCTCTCTTGGTCTATGAGTGGCACCCTTTACATTGGGAATGTCCTTCATAAAGGGTGAGATGTAATCTGAGAATCTTTCTCTAGAGATAACTAATGTCAGGTCATCTTTCTCTTGAATACCAAACTTAGAAAGAATTGTTCCCTGTCCACCAAATCCTTCATAACTATCCACATATGCTTCAAGTGGATAGGCATGTTCAAACTTCGATTCGATAACCTCCTTGATTATCTTTTTCTCAGTCGCATACTGTCTTGGGAGGTAGTACACTTCTACCCCATACATTTTAAGTTGTTCGTTTACTAGGTCCTGAACTAAATTCTGCTCGTTCTTGGAACCATTTAGGAAATATGGATTAAGCATAACATTTTACCCGATAAGATCAAGAGGTGGAATCTCATATGTGGACATCATCTTCTCCTCAATCTTATCAAGTTCAGCTTGTGCATCGTCATAGATTTGTCTTCCGTTAAACTCAATACCACCAGGTAGTTTTACACCCTGGAATTTGATCAAGTTTTGACCCCATTGTTTTTTAATTAGAGATGTTAGATACTTCTTCAAGAATGGATCATTAAATACACCAGTAGCTTCATTAGGATTGAGAACCTTCCAACAATCGATAACAAGATAATCACCAACAATTAAATCATCATATGATACATCAAGATACATCCTATCTTGTCTTTGGTTAAATCTGATTGCCTTATGTGTGTTTAATAGGAAATTTAATGTCTCAAGATAAGACATTGACATTGAATATGACAGAATGTCCTGTGTTCCCCAGTAGTGAACATCATTCAGAAACATCTGATACTTTAAACTGAACATGTTTCTGGTACTAACACCCATTAATGCATCCCACTGATATACCTTATTGATTCCAATTACATCCTTAGGAATCTCAAGATAATTACTATTTTCATAATATGTAAATGTTGTTGTAGTTCCTACAATATCACTTGTTACTGATGTTGATGCCATTCCAACTGATCCCCTACCACTTGGGGCTCCAGGTGGAACAGCTTGTGCTCTATCTTTATCTGCCTGAGTTATTTCATATTTTAAAAATGTCTGAATTACTCCATCAAAATGTCTTTGTTGAAACATTTGAATAGCGTCATCAAGTAAATCTTGGACCTGCTCATCGGCAACATTAATTTCAACTACAGGGGCACCCAACTGCCTCAGGCAGTAATCAATTAGTTCTTGTCTAGAAGAGGGCTGCGCCATTTATATACTATAACTTTTTATTATTTAGGGAGCGGCGGAGATACCAGATATGACCGTAACATTACCCTCAGCTAGTCTATAAACGGTTGTACCAGAGCTTACCAACACATCCCATACATATCTACCATTTCTCAAAACTCTCGTCTCTGACTTCCCTAGAGTAATCTTAAACTCACCATCAAAAGCACTTGTAAATCCTACACTGAATGTGGAAGTGGCTGACATACTAGAACCAATTGACACAGACTTTGTCATCTGTGAAGAACCAGTCCACCCCTCAAAGTTAAAGTTTGTCTTACTTGGTCTGATTACCCTAAAGGTGGAAGTAAAATCAGAACCAGCATTGATAACCAAATTAACTCCATACGCAGATGCATTGGAATCAGGGTTGAAAGTGATTGTATTATTGGCCATTTGTTAGTTGTTGTAACATACGTTTAATATCACCAATGTCAGATTCAAGTTTATCAATCCTCTCCTTTTCGGAGAGGAGTTTATCTCTGTTGGATACATATGATTCATAATCATTGGATCTATTGTTGATAATAGACCCTGTTTCACTGTCACGGAATAGACCCGATTGACCCTTTACTGGAATGAGTGTCATGCTAAACCTAATGCTCTAAAGTTTTTGATGAAAGGTGGTTGTGCTTGATTAGTTGATGTACCAATCAATTTGATTCTAAAGGATGAGAATAATGGGAGATTGTCAATCGAGAACTTGAGTTCCCTATACAGACTCAATGGAGCATTTGGATTGTGATCATTAGTCTTAGGTGTTCTGACATCAGTGCTACCATTACTCTTGGCAGGATTGGTTGTAGAACCATTTGGTAGGAAATTATTAGTTCCTGGGAATGGTATGAAAATAGCATCTTCCAACTTTTCTTGATCGAGAGCGTAGAAGGCTCTGATGTCAGAATTTTCTGTCAGATAAGCGTCTAGAAGAACTTGGATAGAAGTTCCAGGATTTTCAAGTCTAACATTT